AGCCTGTTCTTCTTGTTTTATAAACCATTCCATTTTGTTAGGATGCCAATCAAATCTTTTCCTTAATAATATTGGATTTTGATGAAAACACCCTACACAATTATTTATAGGTGCAAACCTAACAGGCTTATCTTTCCAAAAACCATCAACATCATCTTTGTATATGTTATCTTCTATTAGTGGGAATTTTGGTACTTGCCAATCAAATTCTTTCCATTTATTGTTTCCGTTATCGTGTTTTCCTACAATAACTTTAGCAGGAACAAATCCTCTATCATTAAGAGTAGATAAGGTTTTTTTTGCTCTTCTTGTTTCATTAGCCCTAAATCCTATTCTACTCTCAATAGGTTCTTTAAAATTGTTATACCACCAATTCTGCATAGGAACTATTTTAAGTTCGTGAGTACAAAATCTTTGTGATACATTGGGAATAGCCTTGTTTTTTAATATGACTTGTTCAAAGGTTTTTCCTGTAACCCAAGTAATTTCTTGTCCTATGTATTGCTCTAAGTCTAACATCGTGTAGATAATCATATCATCTTCTGCGGTAGCTATGAAAGGTGCTTGTATCCTATCCTCTACTAATTGTCTGATTTTCTTATCAGGGAATTTAGATGCTTCGTGTTCGATTCTTACTAAAGCAAAGACATTGTAGTCTGAAGGATAGTTCGCAGCGATGTAAGAACTTGTCTTACCTCCACTAAGAGAGTTTACTGTTATCATTGAGTTTGTATATTAATGCTAAGTTTAGAACTGCTTGTATTAGTAGCACTATTACTCCTCCTAACATTACTTCTTTTATAATAGCTAATTGTTCTAATTCACATCTTAGTTGGAGTACCTCTGTCATATCTTAATTTAATTTATATTTAGTTTTATACATCAAGTACTTTTTTAACTGCGTTCTTTGAATCTGTTTAGCTGTAGGCTTAGGCTTATATTTTCTGTCTGTGCTTGGTAAGTATTTCACATCACTACTTTCTTTAATCCATATCTTAGATAGTTAATACTCATAGTTGTTTTAGATACTTTGTAAGCCTCTGCAGCTTCTACCATAGTTCTGTAAACAACATCTCTATTGGTATCGTAGAGTGCCTGCTTTGAGCCTCCTAATGCAGAGTACACTTGTTTGTAGTTACCATCGAGCATTGCCTGATACATCATCTCTGCGTATTCTTTGTGATACTTGTTATTGGTAGTTTCTGACCAAGTCTTATAGTGGTCTATTAGTATCAGTTCTCTTTGTTGTCTATTTCGCATCTTAGTCGATTAATTCTTCTATTAAACGCTTCGCTTCATCTAACTTACTCTCAGGAAGGCTATCTATTCGCATTTTAAGGCTTCGTAGCTTCACTTCTTGGTGATTGCCGAACTTGATATACATCTTCTCATCTAAGTCCTTTAGAAAGCGTGAGAATGGCAAATAAGAATCCTTGTAATTTCTGTTCGCATACAGGATAGTAGCGTGATGCGTTTTAAATCCGTTCTGATTGTATATCTCTACTATCTCGTGTAGTTTGTATCCAAAGTAGTTTCTTAGGAAGTAGCTAAATAAGGCTCGTGCTTCTGTGTATTCTCTCTTTCGTGTGTTTCTGAATAAATCAATTCCTGATTCCTTTTCAATCTCTCTAATTAATCTCTTTACCTTCTCGTTCATCTATTATTGATTTTATCTTTTCGACATATAGTGCTGCATCCATTAACTCCTCTTGGAGATGTTGTAGCCACTCTCTATTACTTAATTCGTTTTTATCTAATGTTGTTCCGTATTTCTCTATCCCTCTTTGTGAGCGACTCCTAAATAAAGATACAACTCTTTCAACAATGTTATCTATCATTTACCTCATCAATTAATTTGCTATAAGCATTAGTGTATTTAAAAAACTTAATATCCCAAGAATTTACTTCCTCATAATCAAATATCCAATAGTCAGCCATATTATTATCTTGAAGTTGAATAAATACATACATATTAATATCCTTATCCTTTTTATGTGCTTCTTCATTAACTAAGAAATGAGGTGATTCTTTCCGTATTGTTTTTACATCAATCCTTGAATCTTTAATTATCACATCAGGTTCTTTTAATGGCTTATTAGATATCAACTTAGTAGATGTGTATTCAATATCGTTTTTGCTTAGAAAGTAAGAAAATATCAATTCACCTTTAATTCCTAATATATCAGGGTCATCACTTCTACCATATCTATTATACTTATCTGTATTAGTATTCAACTCATAGTTATATAAATTTCTAAGTTTCCCTGCATAAAAAGCACACTCATTAATAAATTCAGGATATTTAATTCTGCCTATCCTTTTCATAAGATACCTTCTAAATAGTATTGGTCTAAGTCCGCAGCTTGTAAGAAGTAAGTATCGTAAACCTCTAAGGCTTTCTCTATCTTCTGCTCTCCTGAATAGTAGAACTCCTCCGAACAATTATAGACTGCGATATCTAAACTCTTTTTGTCGATTACTAAGAAAACGAAGTCCTTATAATCCACTTTAAACAAATTCGAGTAGAGATAGCATTGTACATCGTAAGAGTACTTCTTAGCTGAGTAAGGGAAGGCTTTAATATCTGTAGTAGTCTTTAAATCTACGATTCGATTCTTACCAAGTACATCCGCTTTACCTCTAAAAGGGAATCCCATTACATCACCGATTACAGGCACTTCAAACTCTGAATCTCTAATCAGTTCTACTGCTTTAGTATTTCTAAGAAAGGCATCTGCGATTCGCTCTGCATCGTTCTTCTCAGCCATAGTGAATACCTTACCGTGTTCTGCTTTCGCTTCTTTGTAGGCTTTCGTATTCTTGCTCTGTACATCTACAAATATCTGAGATGAGAATACTTCAGGTTCTAAGATAGCGGTATGGAATAACCATCCATCTCTTAGTGCTTGACTCTCCTCGTTTCCGTACTGTGTAACATTGTAGTAAGTCTTAGGTGAGTCTAAGAGTAGTTTAAGCGATGACGAACTAAGAGCAGCTTTCGATAAGTACCCGTAGTAAAAACTATCATCATTCATCTTTTCTAATAGTTCCTGCTTATCCCAAGTAGAACCATCTAATAAAGTAATACTATCCATTGATTAATCTTTTAATAGTTTGCTTTGCCTTGTTCCACCATTGAAGTTTTCTGAACTCCCACTCCACAGGATGATAGGCTTTAATCTTTAATACTCCGTTTTCTAATTCTCTTACCACCGTGATACCCGATGATAGTTTAGTCATTCCCTGTTGTTTCATTATCTAATCTGTTGTTTAATTCTATATCTTCTAATTGTTCGCTTAGTTCTCTAATCTTTAGTTTTAATGCTCTCTTAGATTCGTGCTGCTCTGAGATGATGTGTTCGTAGGCTCGTCTGTTGATGTGTAAACCATTCACATAGTACACAATCTCTAAGCAAGCTGATATCATCTTATCGACCACCTCAGAAGGTTTGTTTTCCTTTTGCTTCTTTAAGATAGAGAGGATGTACTCCATATTAGCAGAGTACTCCATCTCTTTGTAAGGTTCTAATCTATCGTACATTACTATATCTTTCTACAAAATAATTTGCCATCTCCATTGCTTCTCTTTTGGTGTACCATAATTGGTCTTCTTCGGCAAATACCGTTTCACCAAAGTCATCATCTTCAAAGTGAATACTCCATAACAATTCACCTTCTAAATCATCATTGTAAATAATGTAAAATACCTTGCCTTTAATTTCGCCTTTGTAGTAACCTTTTTCAATGCGTGTCATAATTCTGTCTTTTAAATTTGTAATTATACTGCAATATACATTAACAAATGTTAATTACAAAATTTTAGCAAAAAAAATTCAAAAAAATTTTATAGCTGCACATTTATACTAAGTGCCAAGTAGGTATTAATCTGATTAAATAAAGGCTGTGAGTGAATAAACTTATTGTTCGAATAGAACACAAAGAAGTGTGCCACTCCGAACTTTTCTTTATAAGCATCTACTTGCTTCTGATGATTCTCTTTAGCTTTCATCTGATACGGAGTTCTCATAAAGTGATACGACTCAGGCTTAATCTGAAGTCCGAATAAAAGTTTTCCATTAGAAAACGCCTCCCAATCGGTACAGTACTCCTCATCTATTTCGTAAAAGGTCTTTCTAAATTCAAGATTCGGAAACCACTCCTGTAAATGATTGATGCAGTTAATCTCATTCATCATTCCATTCCAAGTCTGACCTACTACTCTGAATAGAACAAACTCCGCAGCTTCGTGCATCTCTAAACGATACTTATCTGCTATAAAGTGAGCAGGTGCTACTAAGTTTTGTCGCTCGACTCTTGCTAAGTAGTACTCAGTCCACCCCTCCTTAGATATCTTACCTTCTACTGATTGGTAGTACTCATCAAATAGCTGTACACATTTACCCACCCTGTTAGAGTAAAAGAATTTATTTAAGAGCCTATCCTTATTAAACTGAGTAAATAAGTACTGCGGTATTGGATTTTCAAAAAATTCTACTTTCTCCATTGAACCGCACAGATTGCCAAGCGTTGAGCCTTGTTAGGATATTCCTTATTCATTACTGCATCGCCCATACATCTGCGGATAAACTCCTCTCTTTGTTCGTTTGGTTTCTTGGTGGGTAGTGGCATAGTTATTGGTATTTATTGGTTATTGATGCTTGTGATTCTTCTAAGTAGTATCCTACTTTCACTTCACCGAATAGTGTAGTATCGCTTACCACCTCAACAGGCTCACCTACAATTAGGTCATTAAGCCAATAGATGTAGTTTGCTTTAGGGTTAGCGTAGAAATACAGCTTTACTTCTTCAGGACTATTCATAAGTGTTCTATAATCTTTTCTGCTTAGGATAATCTCATCTTGCTCTTTATTTATTCTCATAATCATTCTGCAAGTCTTACCCTTTCCCGTGATACCTGTAGCTACCGATGGAGTTTCTAATTTAAGATTCCACCCATCAATATTCATCACTTCGATTACTGCTTCGTTAATTGTCATTTAGTTTGTCTAATAGTCCTACAATCTCTTTAATCGTACTTGGACAAGCACAGGGTACTTTATGCTTTGCTCCGTAGTACTTAGTCATTAGGTCAGCCATTACTGTTCTCTGATAGTAGGTAGCTGTTCTTTTAGGTCGAATCTCAGCCCATAGTGCTTTATCCTCCTCATTCATCGCACTCCTCTTTACAAGTCAAGCAATTCAAAAAAAGTTCTCGCTTATGGCAGCCGCAATCCTCTTTACCAAATTGTCGTGCAATCCAAAAGCTAACCCTATACGCATTACCAAGAGTAAGCAACTCTGTAATTGCGTGTACCATTGTTCCAAGTTTAACATAGCATCCTAATTGTTTCCAAGTGATTTTCATTTCCTTTTATATTTTGTCTTTTAAATATTTCTTTACCTTCTTGTAAGTATTATAGAGTGAGTAGTAACTGATATTCGTTTTTCTACTGAGTTCTGATATACTCTCTCCTGATTCGATAATCTCGTACACCTTCTTATCGTACCAATACATATTATCTAACTCCTCTAAGATGATTTCGTATTTCTTTTTGTACTCCACCTCTTGCTCGTCTTCTATATCGTAGTTATCAAAATCGAAGTCCCCTTCTTTTCGTTCCCTGCGTTTATAATCCAAGAAGATACTTGTAAGTGTTCTAAAGATATAAAAGTGGTTTACATCGTTCCCAAAGGTGATGTCTTTACCCTGAGCAACTAACTTGCCTATCTTTAAGTACATCTCCTGTACTATGTCCTCTGCGGTTTGTGGGTTACATCCAAAGGACTCTACTATGTCGCACCAATCTTTGTGTCGTTCGAATAGCTTTTTTAAGATTTCCATACAGTAACGATTAGAGCAAAGAGCGTTAGTAAGACTGTGTGTCTTTCAAAATAATCGTCTTCGTCTATCTCGTCTGTGTCGGGTTCTTGGAGGGGATTGTAAAATAGGTATCCAAGTGCCAATCCGTATGTCGGTACGAACTGAATATGAATTTGCCTATCCCCGATTTGAATAATCATATATTAATTGGTTAGGGATTGTTTAATATGTTGTACTAAGTTTCTACCTTCTATCTCGTATCCTACATTATTCTTAACTGACCTAAGTTTAATAGGTTCATCCATTACAGTAGGCTTACCACCTGTGTCAATATCCTTTATCTTCTTAATGTGAATATGTGAATACATCCACTCTGTACTGTGTGCGGTCATCCTATGAATCACAGCCATATTATCCGCCCTATTGACGAACTTACCCCCACCCTCAACATCAGATGCATTTGGTGGGATAGGATGTCCTGCGTAAGGATGTGAAGCTGCGTGAGTCTTTCTAAGAGCCTCAGTCGCTGCGTGAGTATTTAACCACAAGGCACAATCCATTTCAGTACAGAATTGTCTGAACTCAGTAGTCGCTAAGTAATCGTATTCGTGTTTACCTAACTTAGCTGCTGCTACATCGGTTACTAAGGAGTTATAAGGGTCTACCAAAAATCCATCATAGTTAAACTTATTCTTAATCTCCTTAGCTTCCGATAGTAGTGTTTTGTATGTGTATAAATCCGAAGGGTCAATTAGTTGAAAATACTGTGCTATTCTAATTAGTCGCTTTCTAACCTCTGCTTCAGGTATTTTATTAAGTGGTAACCCTGTGTCGAACTCTATAAGTTTTTTATAGATTGAATGCGGTGTATTCTCCGAAGAAAATATCAGCCATTTAATCTTGTGCTTTAAAGAGTATAAAAACATTAAATAGAGCATCGTTTGAGTCTTACCTACATTTGCGTGTCCTAATATTACTGTAAATCCTTTCTTAAATCTGAAATAGGTGTCTATCTCTTCTATTCCTAATTTAAGTCCCTCTTTTATTTTTCCTGTTCGTATGTCGTTTAGTGTGTCTAATGTCTTTGCTATGTTTACTATCATTGGTTGTCTTTTGTTCTAAGATAATAAAAAAGGGGGATGGTTAGTCCCCCGTATTATTAAAATGGTAAATCGTCATCTTCTCTATCAGGAGAGTGAGCCTCTACAGTTACCTCAGCTTGAGTAGTACCTATTTTCCATCCTTGAATAGTATTAAAGTACTTTACTTCTCCTTGTGGTGATGTCCATTCTCTACCTCTTAGATTGATTCCTACTTCTACCTCATCTCCTACATTGTAGTTGTTTAAGGTTTCGCAGTTATCCTTAGTAAACTCTACTAAGATATCCTGAGGGTATTGCTCCTGTGTAGTTACTACCACATCTCGCTTAGTGAAGCCACTACCGAAAGTCTTGGTCTGACCGATAACTTTGATTTTTCCTTTGATTTGCATTTTATCCATTGTTTATAAAGGTTACGAAATTTCTTGCAGTTCTAATGATATCTTCCTCAGATGAATGTCCGTGAGGTTGCAATCCGTGATAATCAATAGCAGCCTTAATCATTGATTGTCTGATAATGTAGGTTTGCGTGTCCTCCTTGCTTCCCGAACTTTTAGGTGCAGAATAAGAGCCTTGATTTTGGTAGTTATTTTCTCTAACGACCTTTCCTGTTTGATTGGATTCATTTTTCTGATAGGTTAAGTTTTCTCCTACTTGTCCTTTAAAATCACCTACCGCTAAGAAGCTGAGGTTATCACCATTCGCAAAAGTAACTCTGTACTTGTTGAAG